ATTGCATGGTCAATTCAGCAGATGTGAAGTTGACACCGATGTGCTTTTGGTTGTTGACAGTCAGAGTGGTGTACTGTTCGTTGTCGTCTTGCACTTGCAAGGCTGCACCGTCAGTGACCAAAGCGCGGTCGGGCAAGCGGATACGCAATGTAGAACCGATTTTTGCACCTTCAACAGCGAAGCTGTCGTCGTACTGGCGGTTCACGTTACGGGTCAACACAAGGTTGTTTTCAAGAATCTCAAGACTCTTGCGGGTGATCATGTCGATCGTTAAGATGCTGTTTGACATTTGAAGTCCTTTAAAAAGTTAGCGAAGGCGTTGCGCTTCGTACTTACGAATCTGACGATTGCGTTCGGCTTCGATCCATTCCGAGGTAGACATGGTTTTGACTGATCGAGGATCGGTCGTGTCATGGCTCGGGCTTCCCGAAGACCGCGCAGTCACCGGACTAATAGGTGTTGGCGCAGAGGTTGTCTTTTTGACTGGTGGATTATCTGACAGTTTTGCCTCGATCCGACCAATCTCTTTCGCTTGCATGAGCGGCGACAAATTGGCAATGCGTTCAGCTTCCTTGGGGTTTGAACCCAGCCAATAGGCTAGATCAGGACCGGCTTCGGAAGATTGAATTGCTTCGGCCATGGAGTTTGTGATTCGCAGCTTGGGGTTGTAGACCACTTCTTCGAAGTCATCGTACTTGTCCCGAGCCTTTTCCTCAGCTTCACCATAGGCTTCAACAATCTGAGCCTGCTGCTTTTGGACTTCACGTTGAGCCAACAATTCTTCAGCCTTGCGTAGAGCCAATGCTTCAGCATAGGCGTCAGGGCTTTCAAAATTGTCAATCGACGGGATTTCCTTTGGAGCAGCTTGCTTGACTTGCACTTCTGCTTGTCGAGCGGCTTGTTCGCGTTCCCACTTGCGCTGTTCTCTTGCGAGGCGCTTACCAATAGCAGCATCAAGTTCCTCTTGCGTGAATGTTTTCGACGCAGGGGTCTCGGTCTGGTTATCAGTTACTTCCGGCGAATTTGCTACAACTTCAGGGGCAGCCGTTGCTTCCTGTGCTGGCGCGGAGTCTACTTCCGCTAGGTTTTGGACTTCATCAGTCATTTTCTTGAATCCTTGGATTCCCCGGTGAACCTCACCGGTAAGGTTGTTGATTACAGCATTCGAGTAATGACGCGCTGACCTGCCGTAAGGCCGGTTGCAAACGTGATACTCGTTGTGCTGGTCTCAGTATAGTCTACGTTAAACTCTTGTACGAGTCCATCGACAATTACCATCAAATATCCACCGAGACCGTAAGTCGGCACGGTGAACAAGGTTTGTCCGGCAGTCGCAACAGTTGGTGAACTTTGAACGCCTTGGATCGTGTTGACGCCATCGGCAGTCCAGATCAAATTGTCCAGTGAGTCCTTGAGCACCAAGGTGTAGCGAGATGGACCGAACCACACACTTGCTTCACCACGCGAATCCAAAATGATTGGGTTGGCGTTGGTGAAGTTGCCTGTGCTGTCGGTATAGGTGGCCGCAGGAACCGTGGTTCCGCTGGTGTAGGTGTACAGCTTGCCCCCGACAAGGGGCACACCCGCAGCAGTAAAAAACTGCATCTTGGGTGATGGGCTAAGTGTGACTGGTTGCGGCATGATTATTCAGCGTCAGGCCAAGTGATTTCCCAAGGAAAACCAGCTTGAGAAGGCACATCGCGCAAGGCTTGACGCAGTGTTGCAGCAGGACCGCTTACTTCGTCAGCAATATCCTTGCCCTGAGTCCAATCCAAAGCGGCCAATTTAGCGTCGCGGGTAGCACGAACAGCAGTAGCTTGCTCGGCATCCTTGGCCGCGATGGTTTCGGCATCCATCTCAGCGACAGAATATTTGGTGTACCACTTACCGTCGATTTGCTCAACACCATCACGGAAACCAATTTGATAGCGAGTGGGTTGGGCTTGTGGGCCTTCAAAAACCACGTCACCACCTAGTTCGTTGATAGTGGCTTCTGTGAGTTGTTGAGGCATTGAAGTGTTGGGGTTCAGGGCACGAAAGCCTTGTTCCGATACAACTTCACCTGTTTCTTTAATTCGGATTTCCATGATGTTTCCTTATGCGATTGCCAAGAAGATGTAAGTGCCACCCGATGCGTTCAAAGCAGCAGGAGCGGTGGAAGACAACTCAAAGCCAGCGGCATAAGTGTCAACGTAGTCAGTCGATGTTACTTCAGCGGCAGTGCTGTTGAGCAGCACATACGGATCATTACCAGCAACAATTCCGCGAGTTGAATCGTACAGGTACCAGTCACCAGTTGAGTCAGTACGCTTAATAAGCACAAACCTTGCACCGGCAGCAAAGCCACAGTTGACCTGTTTAGTGGTTGCTGTGCCTGTATAGCTACCTACTTTGGAAACACCGGGGCAGGTTGCAAACAGGTAGGCAACATGATAAGACCCACTTTGATTTACTTGATTGTTTGCACCCACATAGAACACTGAACTTGTTGGTGTCGTGCTATTCCATTGCCCACCTGTTGCTTGCGATGAGTCCGTGGTGTTTAAAAACAAATGGTAAGCATTTCCAAGCGCGGATGAATACACCGCCCAGTTGTAAGCACCAGATGTTCTATTTTTAACAATCATCAATTCAGGAACGGCTGCTAAATTGTGCGAGATTGATTGTGTTGATCCGTTACCTGGATAGCAAACAACATCACAGAAACCGGGCGCGCGTTGGAAACCCCACAAAAAATAGCCAGATATGGCTGAATTCCATGCACCATTCATCCGATCCCACACAACGTTAGATTGAAGAGATTCAGCGTTTGTGCTGGTTGTGTACATAATATTCGTACCAGTCAAACGAGGTGATAAGTAGAACTTATCCGCACCCGCAAGCTGCCCCAATATCTCTACATCGGTTACAAAACCTGTAACTGGACCAGCACTGGTTACCGTACCTGTTGAAGCATAAACCTTAGTAGCATCAGTAGGCACTTTCATCGGGCCACGGCGAATGGCTATGTAGATGTAAGTGTCGCCAGAATTATTTGTAGTTGTGCCTGCACCGCGAACCCTAAATCCTGTTGATGTGATATTGAATTGAAAAGCGGCGGCTTCAGCATTAGACAAATTCGGGTAAAGTTGCGCTCCATCATCTCCAGAATATCCGTGAAGCCCGCGCATTACATCGCCCATTACCCAGTTTGATGTGCCACCGCTTGCTCGTTTTACAAGTAACCACTGAGGTTCAAAACCAAGGTTTACGTTTGGGCCGGGATCTGCTCCAGTACCCGTATAAGACCCACAGGTAATCACATTGTCTGTGCCAGTTAAGCCGAAGCCTCCTGCGTCATGAGCATAAATGTAAGCGACATAGGTATTGCCGCTAGTGTTATACACACCACCTGCATTTATTTCAAAATATGTGCTTGTTGGGTCTGCGGGAAATGTGGAATCACCAGACGCAGCAGCAGTAGAGTTCAAAGCAATAGCGTTATTTGCCCCAAGTGATCGGTGATAACATCTCCAACTACTTGCAGCTCCTGTATCCTTAATTGTAATAAAACCCGGAACACTCCCTAAAGAATGTGCAATTTGACGGTTTCCAGAACCACCAGTGCCGGTCCAAGTTACAACATCAAAGAACTTAGGCTGCTTGCGAAATGTCCATGAGGCCCAAGTTACAGCGGATTCATTTACTCTTGCGTTTGTTCCAAGAGTAAAACCCGTTGAATCAAATGAAGTTAGCGATGAAGTAAGTGCTGTAGATGAGTCTGTAGTATTTGAAAATAACGCATTGTTTGCACCACGGGTAGTGTCATATAACCTATGGTCGCCAGTGTTGGTTGGAGTTGAACGATTTTTAATCCAAGTCAATCCACCCTTTGTTGCCAAATCAATGTTGTTGACAATTGGCAAAGACGAACCAGTACCTGTGTAAAGATAAGTCGAAAACACATCTTCGATGTAGTTCACATCGCCGGAAACTGCCGAAGCATTTGAACTGAACATTAGAA